GGGCATAATAATAAAAGAAAATACCGGGAGCATCCAAGTTATGCAGTGAATTTCTTCGTGGGCTTGGACTGGGGTGATTTCATAGGTGGAATCGTAATCTGCGCAAAGACTGGTGGCGCCAGAAAACCCGCGACCTGAATATCATCGCCAAGAGACATCAAATGGATGTCAGTGTCGACTCCTGGCCCAGTGGAACTTGTAAGCCAAGCACGACTGGGTCGGGAAAAGTAACGGTTAGATAAATGCACAAGCCCCTCTGCCTCAAGAGGAATGAAGGGAGTGAGACATAGATATGGAATCATAAATTCGATAATAGAAGTGTTGTTCAGAGTGTTTGTAACAACAGTATTACCTCCTTGTGTCCATTGAGTGGGTTCAAGAAGGGGTCTGTGGTCACCCTGACAATCATCGATAAAACGATAAATCGGTGCAATCGCACGATTAGTATTATCGGTAATCACCAACTTTCTATTCACCGAACCTCGGTAAAATCGGAAAGGAAAAAGAGGAAGCCAACATGTTGGAAAGCTTAACGCATTAACGTTTTCAATGTGAGGGCCACCAATGAACTCGAAGGATTTCTCATATCCTAAAAGTGGATTTGCATTGGCAGCTACACCGGAATAACGTTTGCCTATGGCCAACCAATCGTCCAATTTCTCAGCATGACAAACGCCCTCCAGTCTCACAGTAGGAGAATCCTTGAATGGCTTATATTCTTCAGTTTCGAATATTGCATGGAGGCTAGCTTGAGCCTCAAATTCCTCAGCCGCATGGGCCGTGAAACCTGGGTACATGTATTGATTCGAAGCATTCGCAATTTCCATAGGGAAACATTGAAAGCCCACGGGTTCGTAATCGGGGCCACCGGCCACGTACACGAACAGCGTTGCTGAAGAGCTGGAAACAGTTGACGGTTGAATCAACGGTGTGATCAAGTTAACTTGAATGGTACCAGTGGCAAAACCGGCACCATGGGTCACAGGTTGAACAGAATAACTCTTCTTAGTAAGACGGCGAATGGAGCGATAAGGTGTTGTACTTATATAAGGGACACTGAAGTTAATCATGGCCCCTGAGCGAATATCATACACCTCAGACAAGATATCACCAGTATGATTCGTGATCGCTACCGCCGTTGGACTAGGCGTGAAGGTAATTCTCACACGAGCTGATTGCATATTACTGAGAACTGCAAAAATCGTATATTTGAGAGAACCTCTCCACTGCGTAAACCCCGCGCTTGCAAAGGCTAGGGGGGTAGGGTACGCAAAGTCATAACCTCCACTCGTAATTGCATGGTGTTCAATTGGGTCTACAGGACGTGACCACAAGAGATCCCCAGGCATTTGAGAAGAGGTGATGTTAAACAGGTCGAGAAAACCTGGTTTCTGACAAATCCATGAAATTGTGGGTTTGCCAGAGAAGCCCCCCATCAATGCAGAGTTTAATGGCATTTGAGCTCGGGGGTTCGTTGAAAGGGCATGACTGTTGTCCAAACCAGTCATGTAACCTAAATCAACAGCATTGTTCGTAACGACATGATGGTTTGCATCTTCTCCATTAGGCTTATCCAAAGCTGATAAGAGAGGGGCAAGTTTTTCTGCCGTTTCAACAATGCGCAATGCTGTAACATCCCATGAATCATCACCGGTTGTATGAGTGCCTTTGGAAGATTTCCAATGACTTTCATAGGAATTGTTCTCTGATTGTGCCTCAAATTCAAAGAGGCTTGAATCAGGTAACGGTCCCGTAACCTCAGGTTCAATGAAATTGGCGAACACACTAACCGGAATGCTGGGAGGGGTATTCTCAGAAGAGGCTTGGAGGGGGGTCATCGCCATAACAAAAACCCTTGCCATAATGGAGGCTTCCAATGGCAAAAGAGGGTAATTGATCCAATCCAAAGGGAGTTCCCAGGGAACCTCGATTTCATAAGCTTTCTGAGCCCCAATGTCAATCAAATGAGGATTAACATTCATGAGCCAAGGATAACTTGTGGGATAAACCAAGGACCCAGGTATTTCCCAATATAAAGGAAAATGGTGGACTCCAATCGCACCATAGTGGAAAGGTGTCGCCTGAGGACGAAAGGTTATCTTAACTCCTTTACAACGGAAGTAACGGAAACCTTTCATGATGTCAGCAATGAAGGGTTGGTCCAATAAAAGTTTAGGTAAATCTAAATTGATCAAATTGGAACCAAAGCTGTTAGAGGTGGTAAAGTTGAATGACGCCACTTCGTAAGAGCGTGAAAGCAACCTTTCCACAGAGAATGAGCCAAAGTATCGAGAACTGTTGAAGTACTCTGCCATTCCCATGGTCGAGTGTTCAACAGTTTCTAAGGCATAATTGTCCTGGTAAACCGTGAGTTCTTGTTGGTCTCCAGGAAGTTTGTCGGTTGTGTCGTATTGAGTCTTAGACTCATCAACATCGTTAGTGACCTTAATATTGTCGGCGAAGCAAAGATTCCTTCTGATTATGAGCTTCAAACAATCAGAAAATAGGGGTTTTTGCCTGAACCATTGGGTCAGCCTCATCCGAGGAGGCCTCTAAGCGAGGAGCTGGTCGATAACGCATACCAGCGCCAGTTTACGCCAGGGTGGCGGGTTGGAAAAGGGACTTACATCGGAGCCTTACGGCTGGCGAAGCAGTCCAAAAATTCTGACCAGGTAATCAAATCTACCTTCCAGAATCTCTTCATGCTCAATTTAACAAATAATTGTCGATAATGATCGAAGGTGGTTTTGCCGTAAAGGCCAAACTCCCTTAAAGCTGAGTTCATATTTGCCATGCAAGCATGTTCAGGAGTGCCAGCATTATTAGACAACCATTGTAACTGGCCAAAAATGGCCTTAGGGTCGAGGAGACCGACCCAATAATGACCATTGAAGAAGGGAGTGCGTTTAACAATCTCTCCTTCAGTGAAATCATGATGGTCGACAAGCTCAGAACGCTTCTTAGCATCTGTAATCTTAATCCCAAAATACTTCAGGACAAACACAGCGTAAGTAGTGAGGCGAACGTCGTCTTCCGAACTGGCGAACATAAAATCGTCTCCCACGATCCAATTATTGATATTGCGCCAATAGAGATACGGTCTGCGACCAAGACCGTGGGTATAGTAAGCCCAACACATAAAGTCTGTGCGTATGCTATTCCACTCATACGTCATCGGGTGACCAGTAGGAAAGATGCCATCCATATGACAAAGATAGTTGTCATCATGAATCAATGCATTACGATCCGCCCTAAAAAGAGCCGCTCGTTTATGAGTGAACTCTCCTTCAGGATAATGTAATGCATACCACTTCTGAGCTATAGTTTCAAACAGCCCAAACATCATCGTGGGGAAGCTGGTATCAAACTTAGAAGCATCACCAAACTCAAGAAATCGTTTGTCCTTAATAAGGGAACGGAACTGGGAGTCGAATTCAGGCCCTCCTGCATCCACACCGCCACCAAAATTTTTATACTGGCGGACAGCATAGACAAATGAACCCAAATAAGTTCTAATGAGGAGAAACATTGTGAGATTACTGGCACATAAAGTGCGAGTCAATTTATTCACATAATGCTCTGGCTTGTCTCCATTGCCTGTTTGAACAATGACTTCACGAGTCTCATCCATTTTGTAATTGCGACAGAAGAACCACTCAAGGCGACTCAAGTCTTCGTCGTCAAGAGCCAAATCCTGTTCAGCAAACTTAGCAATGAGAACACTTCGGAAACGTAAGAGATCTTGAGAATCTCTAAAAGCCCAGCCGTGTTTACCTTTGGCACGGCGGAGAAATTTCAGAGGTGAACCTGCTGACGTTGCCATCTCAACTGGTTTAATGCCATAAGCTGGAAAACCATTAATAGCTTCTTCTCGAGACCATCGCTCTTTCATACATTCCTGGGGGCCAGGAAGTTGTTCAACGATTCCTTGGGCATACTCCTCATGCCATTCTTCTGGGTAATAGACGGGGACTCGTGATTCCATGCCCTCAGACCACTTGGTATCAGGACCAATAGTCTTACCTTGGTACTCGTAAGTATCCCCTCTTGCAGGAGAAGAGGCAATGGGAATTTTCTCTCCTTTAAGGTTAAAAAGTTCATTGGCTATAGGTGAAATATAGTAATTTGTCCTTGCCAAAGGTTCATGCTTGGATGGCACATAGTAAAGTCTCACCAGACCATTAGCACAATGAGGATCGCACACCTGTGGTTCAAATGACGATGACTTACTCCCCAGGTTAGACGGTTCAGGGGGGGTAAGTAACGACAAACGTTCATAGGTGACGATAGTGTAAGCTGATCTTTGGAGTGAATGTGAAAAACCATAATGGAGTCCCATGATAACACCGCTACCGCGGCCAAGAACTAAAAGGACTGAGCCACAGTCTCCTTTAGAGGTCATAGCATCTGCATGTACAGTTCCTTCGAAGTATTCTGCGGAATAGACATTAGAACCATCCTGCACGGAAATAGAAGAACGATCCAAGGGTCGAATATTCTCAGCAATCGCATCTCGGGTACTGCTAACAAATCTCCCAGGTGCCCTTGCCCACAGGCCAGCATTGACATCCTCACGAGTCAAAAACCGGTGACGGATGTCTTTAAATGGGGCGATATTGTCTTCAATCTTGACCAAAACTGCTTCATCATCTGAATCATAAACTGTATACTTAACAACAGTGGTCCAGATGTGGTCTTTGCGCCGAAATCTCAAGGGGCGACTGGGGTCGTTTTGGGCAATCCAAATCATATGCTTGGTCATCAAGAGCCAATTATTGCAAACAAAAATTCCATTTGACTTCCAAACCTGTTCTCCTCCTATCTCTACTTCGACACAATTTCGGCGAATGGACATGATGTCATCGTCCGAAACTTGAGCTTCCAAAACTTCCGCCTGTTTCAAAACTGAATTAGGTTTCTTTACAACTGCTTTCAATTTTCCTGAGGTGGAATATTTGGCTTGATCTTCAATCTCATTCTTAGTGGCCCATGTAAACAACTTACTCGTGACCAAAACCGTGCCTGATATGGCTCCAATTCCGGCCATCCACAAAAGCAATGCTTCAGTCTTATGCTTCAAACGATCAGTCACAAGCCAAATACGGTAAATACAAGCCAGAAATTGGGCTCCCAAAAGAGTCCCGCCCACCAGCCATCCGTACCAATATATGAAAAGTGTAGACATGATCAAGGAAAAATAAACATCAACTGAAAAAAGATCAATAAAAGCATTAAAGACCAACTTCATGGATCGATGCCACGTGTTGGGACGAACTCGCTTATGCCACTTAGTCCCATCATACCACATCTCTCCACCACAGACACTTGTTATCCCAACAACGTGGCCAGGCCAAATTATCAAATTTTGGTTAAGGAAAGTGTAATAGACATCCAGAGGCACATAACCAAGTTCACAACAAACTTCCAAGGCGGCCTTATTAAAGGTCTTATACTGAGAAACAACTGGATTCTTCACACTTCTAGGAAGACCATTTTTACAAGGATAAAACTTTCCGGCCAACCAAACACCCAACTCTGGGACCGTCCCACTGGAACTTGCACCATCAGAATCTTCACGAGTGTTATCTCGACCTTTGCCTTTCGGCTCAGGGACAGGAACTATATTGCCCTGGGAGTCCAGCTCCTCTATCCGAGGAGTGGAACTGTCCCCTTCAGTGAACATTTGGCCTTCAATAGTACCAAGATTATTAAGGATATCTTCAACCACATTGTCAACATTATTTTCGACTCGACTTTGATAACGTTCAAAAATCATCTTGAGAATCTCAGGGATTGTGCTTTCAGAGTATCCTGCACCATCAACAGAAACCTCAATCTTCACATTGTGTTCTTTCCACCAATCGATCGAAATTTGACCGCCTGAATTGGCATGGCCAGAATTTCCACTGAACTTCAAGATATAATTAAACCTTCGTTCGAAGGCTTTAGGACTTGTCTTCCAGAATGTATTGGCAGCTGGGGTGTGCATGCTCGTCATAATCAACCACTCACAATTTTCATAAGTAACATTACTCTTTTCATTCAAAGCGGCCTTAACGGCTGTTCGGACGTCAATGTCCAACACACCCATTATATAACCAGTCGTTTCTTTAACCAATTGATCGTCGGCAACTGCGCCTGCATCTGACACACTAACCATAGGTTGGCCATAATAACCTTCCTCATAGCTATCAGAAACATTATGAGCATAACAATAATTATCCTTCAAATTTGGATACAGCTTCCTTCCGATTGCAGTTTTCAAGACTTCAGCTGCTGTACTCTTACCAGTACCGGCGTCACCCCATAGGCAAATTCCAATAGGGGCTAGACGTTGTGCAGCAGAGCGAGTAGCAGCATGTAATGCTGACCATTTATCTCTATACCAATTAATAGCAATTTGCAAACTGGCAATGAGATTAGGCTGCGTGTTTTCAACAGAGATAAGTGAACGGTAAAGATTTAAAGTTGGCCAATGGTCCTTAAGGGCCTTTGCAGTTTTATAATCAAAATTTGTCACCCCTTGCAAAGCAGCAATCTCATCGAGGAGCTTGGCCAATTCCACCACAGTTATTCCTCGTTTAAGAGTCTCTTGCGAGATCAACTTAACACAATAGGCATGAGTGATAGAATATGTTTTCCACCTCTTGGCAATCGCTGAGTAATCGGGGTCTTTCTGCATCGAACGCATGTAATGAGTATAAGCCATGTATGTATTCGTGTAAGCACGGGCCTTCTCAACTGTGGTGATATCCTCTGGTTTCTGGTCCAGGACTTCACCATAAAAGTTCGCTACATCAACGACTGATCCGGAACGAAATTCCCATCCCATCACCCAGTAAATACAACTCAAAACTCGTTGGATCATTCTCGCAAAGAAGGATCCAAGACGTTCCAAGTTGGTAAGCGTCTTCTCAAGATTGAGCGTCCAATTGAGTGTTTCTCGGGGGAGGTCACCCAACTTCTCAGTAAATCCCAAAAGACCTGTGAAAGTTTCCGAAAGGAAATCCACAATTCGTTGGAACCAACCGGGTTCTGGTTGGGGCTCGTCGCTCTGGGCTTCAAAAGCCGGAGCTTCCTCTTCACGTGATGTGGCACGCTTGAAGAGATTGTATAAGTCGCCCAAAATCTTATCACCAAAAGGCTTAAGATAATGGCCATACCTTAATGTAACTGAAGTTGAATTAAGCAAAAAATGGGTCCAAGAACCTGAGGCAGAGGCAAAAAGATTATACATGTCCGCTATAAATAGGAAAATGTCTGAATAAAATTCAGTCTCTCTTGGTTGAAACGCAAAATCGAACTGAGCTTCGAATTTACGAGGCTCAGGGAGATCACACTCAACACCTGCTTTCTCACAAATGAGTTGGGCCGTCTTATACTTACGGCGCAACATTCCTGGTGGTAAGGGACCCTGGCCGGTCAAAATTTGATGAATTGCTTTTTGCATTGATTCTGACCAACCAATAGAATTCATTGTAGGGACGTCATTCTTCCTCTTGCGATTTCCTTTTTCCCTTTCGCGCTTGCGACGTTCACGGGAATCATTTCGCTTGGAATCTGACATGTTAAGAGCTTTAGAATTCAATTTATTTCGAAAGCCCTTCTTAACGTCTCCACGCTTAAGGACTTTCTCTCCTTCTTTAGCTCGGGCTTTCTCCTTAATGTCTCCATAAACATTCGGTTTCTGGGTGTCATATTCCTCAACAGCTTCTAAAGCTTTCCTGGAAATATTCGGATCCCATTCCATAGTCTTGGGACGGCTTAAGCCCATTTTGATTAACTCCTTCACTTCAAAGTTCGGAGGCTCCTTATTTGGAAGTTCTTTGCCTTTAGCTAAATATGAATTTCTCAGAATGGACCGTCTTTCGGCATGGTTGCCGGTAAACAATTCCTTGTCTTTCTTATTCTTAAAATAGACGGCACAACCTCTTGGATCCTCAGAAGTGAATTCAATAGCGTTAATCAAAGGATGATTGTATGCATAAGAATTTTTGAGATATTGCCAACAGGGTTGTCTACCCAGATAAGCATCAAAAATCTGAACACCTGCACTACAAGTAACAGGTGGGGGTTTTGGTAACGGTGCCTTAAACTTATAGGTGCGTTCCCTTGTCATGGGTAACGCAGGTGATTTTTTAGGCACAGCAGGGAGAGAATTGGGACCAGTAATGGTCCGGGAAGTAATGGGACCCACACCTTGGAGGCGGGGAGCCACAGACTTCGAAGCTTTCTGCTTCTTATTAGAGGAAGCAGTTCTCTTTTTGTTAGTTCGTTTTGAACGGGGGATACAATCTTCCACTATACAACTCGCATCATAGTTGTAGAGTAAGTGTTGGTTGGAGTAACACACGCAATTAGCGTACAGCTCCGGTGAAAGTTTTCAATTAAGAAGGCTTACAATAAGGTGAAGGTTTTAGGAATACCTACAAATCACTAGGGTTGAAGGTTTTGAGAACTCCTACAAAACTAGTTTCATGAATAAAATTCATCGTCCTTAGACGGCCTCAACATTTCAAGATTTCTCGATCCGAAGAGACTGGGAAAATGGGGCCTATCTTTCAAGGCCCAAGACTAAGCTAAATGGCTTAACTGAAGGGGGTCCGTAGTCCCCGGATCAACGTCCATACCTGGTTCCACCCGCCCGTAGTCGGAGAGGAATCGGTTATACTTAGTTTTAAATGATCTTTC